GAGATCGAAGTTATTAACCCTGACGCTGTGACCCTAGATGATGGCTCTATGGAGATCACGTTGATCCCTGATGCGGAGATCAGTGACTTTACAGAGTTCGATATGAACCTTGCGGAAGTGTTGGATGAAAGCCACCTACAAGAACTTTCGGGTGATATTGTAGGTCTTGTTACTGCCGATATTGAAGGACGTAAGGAGTGGGCGGATACCTTTGTAAAAGGTTTGGACGTGCTGGGATTCAAGTATGAAGAACGCACGGAGCCGTGGGAAGGCGCTTGTGGCGTTTACTCTACAGTGCTCGCGGAGGCTGCTATCCGCTTCCAAGCAGAAACTATGTCAGAGACATTTCCTTCCTCTGGGCCTGTAAAGGTCAAGATTCTTGGTGAAGAGACTAAGGACAAGATAGAGGCAGCGGAGCGTGTCAAAGCTGACATGAACTACGAGCTGACTGAACGTATGGTCGAGTACCGTCCAGAGCATGAGCGGTTGCTCTACAGCTTGGGTCTGGCAGGGTCTGCGTTCAAGAAAGTCTATTTCGATCCTAACTTGGGTCGCCAAGTTGCTATTTATATTCCCGCTGAAGATGTCATCGTGCCTTACGGTGCGAGCCACATCGAGACAGCAGAACGTGTAACACATGTTATGCGTAAAACTAAAAATGAGATGCGTAAGCTACAGGTTGCTGGGTTCTACCGTGATGTAGACCTTGGTGAGCCAGAGCCATACCACAGTGACATTGAGGAACGTAAAGCGGAAGAAGGTGGGTTCTCGCTCACTGACGATAACCGCTATGCACTATATGAAGTCCATGCTGATCTAGTTATTGAAGGTGTTGACGATTCTGACGAAGACATTGCTAAACCATACATCGTGACCATAGAACGTGGTAGCGGTGAAGTGTTGGCAATCCGCCGTAACTGGAACGAGGATGATGAGCTTACGTTAAAGCGTCAGCACTTCGTTCACTATGTTTACGTGCCGGGATTTGGTTTCTACGGGCTTGGCCTCATCCATATCATAGGTGGATATGCGAGGGCAGGCACATCCTTGATACGTCAGCTAGTAGACGCTGGAACGCTCTCCAACCTCCCGGGAGGGCTGAAGTCCCGTGGACTCCGTATCAAGGGTGATGATTCGCCCATCGAACCGGGCGAGTGGAAGGACGTTGATGTGCCTAGCGGCTCTATCCGCGACAACATCATGCCACTTCCCTATAAAGAACCTAGCCAGACCCTTCTTGCCTTATTGAATCAAATTACGAACGAAGGACGTAGGCTAGGCGCTATTTCAGACATGAACATCTCGGACATGTCTGCAAACGCGCCTGTGGGCACAACGCTGGCTCTATTAGAGCGCACCCTGAAGCCTATGGCTGCGGTGCAAGCGCGTGTTCACTATGCCATGAAGCAAGAGTTTAAGATGCTCAAAGCACTCATGGCGGAGTACGCCCCTGAAGATTATGGCTACCAGCCAGAACGGGGTGAGGTCAGCGCACGTCAGGGTGACTACATGACAACGGATGTGATCCCTGTCAGTGATCCTAATAGCTCTACCATGGCGCAACGTGTCGTGCAGTATCAGGCTGTGCTACAGATGGCGCAACAGGCACCACAGATATACGACTTACCCCAGCTACACCGTCAGATGATCGAGGTGTTGGGCGTAAAGAACGCAGACAAACTTGTTCCCACAAAAGACGATGCGAAGCCAACCGATCCAGTCAGCGAGAACATGGACGCACTGGTTGGCAAGCCAGTACGGGCGTTTATCTACCAAGATCACCAAGCGCACATTGCGACTCACATGTCCTTTATGAAAGACCCGATGATGGCGCAGATGATCGGACAGAACCCACAAGCACAGCAGATTATGGCCTCGCTACAGGCACATATCGCAGAGCACCTTGGGTTCCAGTATCGTCAACAGATCGAGGAGAAGCTCGGAGCGCCGCTACCAGCGCCAAACGAGGAGCTACCAGAAGAGGTCGAAGTACAACTTGCACGTCTTGTGGCAGACGCAGGTCAACAGCTTACACAAGCAAACCAGCAGAAAGCCGCACAGCAGCAAGCACAACAACAGCAACAAGACCCTGCGTTCCAGCTACAGCAGATGGAGACACAGGCGAAGGTCCAAGAAGTGCAGCGTAAAGCAGCCAAGGATCAGATGGACGCACAGCTTAAACAAGCTGCGTTGCAGCAGAAGGCTCAGAAAGACCTCGTGGACTCTGCCCTCGAAGCTGAAAAACTCAAGATCGACCAGCAAGAACTACAGCTTGATGCCCAGAAAGAGGGCGTAAAGCTGGCGGCAGATCGCAGAAAAGATAACACCAAGCTAGACCTAGAGCTGGCTAAAATGATGGCAGGTAAAAATAACAGGAGCTAATTGTGGCTAAAACCGTCTTTGACGTGCTGATAGAGAAAATTAACGACGATTTATCGTCTGCACAGGAATACTTAACTGGGGGAAGTCCGAAGGACTATGCTCAGTATAAGGAAGTTGTTGGACTCATCCGAGGTCTGGAGACCAGCAAATCACATATTCAAGACCTTTCGCGCAACTATATGGATGATGAAAATGACTAACACTCAGACGATTGAATTGCCTGATGCACTAAAGCAAAAGATGGAATCAGAAGCGGTAAACGCTGAACCAATCCAAAGGGAGCTAACAGATGAGGAGTGGGAAGCGCAGCTACCCAAGCCTACAGGTTATCGAATCCTGATCGCACTGCCAGATGTAGAAGAATATTACAAAGGCAGCACCCTGCTGAAGACCTCAGATGTGATGCACAAAGAATACATCATGTCGATCATGGGGGTCGTAATTGACATGGGTGCGGACGCTTATGGTGACACAGAACGGTTTCCAAAGGGACCGTGGTGCAAAGAAGGCGATTATGTAATGTTCCGCATGAACACAGGCACAAGGTTTAAGGTAAATGGCAAGGAGTTTCGTTTGATGAACGATGACTCCGTAGAAGCTGTTATCCCTGACCCTAGTGGCGTTATGGCAGTATAGGAGGTAGATAGATGCCCTTTCAAAAAGTAGAATTTGAGTTTCCCGAAGGCGGAGACGAAGCAAAAGAAGTTGACATCGACATTGAAAAGTCGAGTGCAGAAGAGGTAGACATTGGTGGTAAGAAAGCTAAAGCAGCAGCTAAACAATCTGAGCCTGTCGTTGAAGACGAAGTGGATACTGATGACGACGGATATGAGATTGAAGTGGTTGATGATACGCCAAAAGCGGATCGGAACCGTAAACCCTCTGACCCACCTGAAGAAGTTACTGATGAGGAACTAGAGGATTATTCCGAAAAAGTCCGCAAACGGATTCAGCACTTCTCTAAAGGTTACCACGACGAACGCCGCGCTAAAGAACAAGCATTGCGCGAACGTGAGGAACTTGAGCGTCTATCTCAAAAGTTGCTTGAAGAGAACAAATCTCTAAAGACCAACGTAAATAAAAATCAGTCAGCGTTGCTTGAGCAAGCTAAGAGAAATGCGGCTGCTGAGATGGAGTCAGCTAAAAAAGCATATAAAGACGCTTATGAAGCTGGGGACTCAGATAAAGTCGTAGAAGCACAAGAAAGCCTAACAAATGCCAAGATAAAGGCTGATAGGTTAAATAATTTCAAGTTACCTGCTTTACAGGAAGATGAAAATCCTGCTAAAGTAGAAACTGAAATCGCCCCTGAGCCTGTTCAGGTTGATCCAAAGGCGGCAGCTTGGCAACAAGCTAATCCTTGGTTTAATCAGGACATAGAGATGACGAGCTTTGCTCTCGGGTTGCACAACAAACTTGTCCAAGAGGGGATCAGCCCTCAAACAGATGACTACTACGAGAGAATTGATTCTCGTATGCGCCAGTTATTCCCCGAGAATTTCGAGGATGACACGGAGGTAGAAGAGCAAAAACCGAGGAAGCGAGCTTCCAACGTGGTTGCACCCGCTACGCGGAGCACAGCGCCTAAGAAAATTAGGCTTACGCAATCACAAGTGACAATCGCCAAACGGTTAGGACTTACCCCCGAACAGTACGCCAAACAGGTTGCATTAGATATGAGGAAACAAAATGGCTGAGAATCGTATAAATAGAGAACTTGAGTCTCGTGAGAAAACGACCCGTAAAAAGGCTTGGCAGCGCCCCGAGGTGCTACCGTCACCGAACCCCGAGCCGGGTTATGGATTTCGCTGGATACGTGTTAGTTCGCTAGGTAACACCGATGCCACTAATGTTTCTTCCAAACTGCGTGAAGGTTGGGAACCTGTAAAGGCTTCAGACCACCCAGAGATTACGTTGGTAACTATCGAGAACGACAGGTTCAAAGATAACATCGTGATTGGTGGCTTGATGCTTTGTAAGGCTCCAGAGGAATTGGTTGAAGAGCGTAATGACTACTATAGAACTCAGACGCGCTCCCAGATGCAATCCGTTGACAACAACCTGATGCGAGAGAACGACCCTCGTATGCCTCTGTTTAACGACAGAAAGACGAAGGTTACATTTGGTAACGGAACTTAATAGGAGCTTAAAATGGCTTATCCTACTGTAAGCGGGCCTTATGGCCTAGTTCCGGTAAAACTGTTGAGCGGCTCTCCTTTCGTGGGCGTAACTCGTCACTTCAAAATTGCAAGTGGCTACGCTACATCCATTTTTTACGGAGATGCTGTAACGCTGGTTACCGGAGGCACTGTCGAACGCGATGCGTTTGATGCTGCCATGACACCTGTTGGTGTCTTCCTTGGTTGCACATACACCGACCCTAACCTTGGTTACAAGGTATGGCGTCAGTCGTATCCTGCAAGCACTGTTGCATCTGACATCGAAGCATTCGTTGCAGATGGTACTGACATTCTGTTCAAAGCCGCTGTTCTGTCGTCTGGTACGACTATCGGTGATTTGGCACAGACTGACATCGGTGCAAACGTCGCGGGTGTAGACAACACTGGTGATTCTACTTCGGGTAACTCTCGCGGTGGTATCTCAGATACGTCTGCAACTACAAACACTCTTCCGTTCCGTATCGTCGGATTGGTTGAGGAAACCAAAAACAGCTCGGGTGGTTACACTGAGGCTTACGTTAAATGGAACGCAGGTCACCAGTATAACAACACGACTGGCGTATAAGGAGGAGTAGACAATGGCTATTTCACGCGCCCAGTTACTTAAAGAACTCCTTCCCGGCCTGAACGCTCTGTTCGGAATGGAGTACGCGAAATACGGCGAAGAGCACGCCGAAATTTATGAAACCGAATCTTCAGATCGCTCATTTGAAGAGGAAACCAAATTATCGGGCTTCTCAGCGGCACCAGTTAAAAACGAAGGTGCAGCGATTGAGTACGATAATGCGCAAGAAGCATGGACTGCACGTTATACGCACGAAACTGTTGCGATGGGTTTCAGCATCACAGAAGAAGCAATCGAGGACAACCTCTACGATTCTCTGTCTGCTCGTTACACCAAAGCATTGGCTCGTGCCATGGCGTACACCAAGCAGGTTAAAGCCGCTGCTATTCTTAACAGCGCGTTTGACACTGGCACAACTTATGGCGACGGTAAGGCACTATGTACTACCGACCACCCATTGGTTAGTGGCGGTTCCAACTCGAACGAACCAGCCGTAGCTGCTGATCTTAACGAGACTTCTCTTGAAGCCGCCGTTATTCAGATTGCTGGTTGGACGGACGAGCGTGGCCTGTTGATTGCAGCCAAGCCTCGTAAGTTGGTTATTCCACCGAACCTACAGTTCGTTGCAACTCGTTTGCTTGAAACTGAAGGACGTGTGGGTACTGCCGACAACGACATCAACGCCATCCGTAACAACGGTTCAATCCCAGAGGGTTACACTGTTAACCACTATCTGACTGATACCGACGCATGGTTCTTGATGACAGACGTTCCAAACGGCTTGAAGCACTTTGTCCGTACTCCGATGTCTACATCTATGGATGCTGACTTCGATACTGGCAATAGCCGCTATAAAGCCCGTGAGCGTTATTCGTTCGGGGTTTCAGACCCACTTGGAATCTTCGGTTCTCCCGGAGCATAACAAGAAGAAAAGGGAAGGGGGCGAATTGTTTTGCCCCCTTTCTCTTAATATGTTATAAGAAGTTAATCCCTGACAGTCGCATGGTGTGACTGACAATAGCCAAGACAGGAGATTCACATGGCTACTACAACCTTTTCCGGTCCTATTAAGGCCGGGTCTGTCCGTGAAGGCGCATCTGCCAACGTGGGCTTTGTTCTAATGGCGCAAAGCGGAAATGTTACTTTTGCTGCTGACGGCACAGAA